CCACAAAAACTTCTCTATCTTCTTTTCCTCGCACGCGCAGAGATTACCAAATGGCTCGTAAGCCCCGGGTCGATAGCACCGCCGTCGCCGTTCAGATCATGATCAAGTCCACCCGGGACCTGCAGCCGCCGGAGCACGCGCCTCTGGTCCGTGGAGCCGAGCCTTTCTGGAATGAGATCCTGGAGGCCAAGGCCCGCAGCGAATGGAACGACCACGACTTGTCGTGTGCCTCGGACCTGGCAAACGCGATGGCTTTGCTGGTCGAGAACCGGCGGAAGCTGGTCGACGAAGGCGAGATCCTGGCCAACGCGGCCGGGACTGCGATGGTCAATCCCCGGGTTTCGGTGGTCCACGGGCTGCATGCCCAGATCAAATCGGCCCGACAGTCCCTGTGTATCCACGGCCAAGGGGCCGCAAAGACCAAGGATGTCCAGCGCCACCGGGCAGAAGCTAAGAAGATCGAGGCGGGAAATCCCCTGGAAGGCAACGATTTGCTGGCCAGGCCTGACGTGATCAACTGACCCGGAAGCTGACCCGAGGCCAAAAAGTCTGTCTCTTCATCGAGACTTACTGCCGAGTGCCGGAGGGTTCGCAGGTCGGCAAGCCCATTCGACTGGTGAAGTTCCAGCGGGACTTCATCCTCTCGATCTTCGATAACCCTGCCGGCACCCGCCGTGCCTACCTGGCGATCGCCAGGAAGAACGGGAAGACAGCGATCATCGCCTGCATTCTGCTGGCGTTCCTGGTCGGCCCGGAGGCCAAGCAGAACAGCCAGATCATCTCCGGCGCTATGAGCCGGGAGCAGGCGGCTCTGGTTTTCAAGTTGGCCCTGAAGATGGTCAACCTGAACCCGGCCCTCCGGTCTATCATCCGGGACGTGCCTTCGTCTAAGATCCTGATCGGTCTGACGATGAACGTGGAGTACAGGGCCATCGCGGCCGAGGGATCGACTGCCCACGGGCTGTCCCCGGTGCTAGCGATCCTGGACGAGGTGGGCCAGATCAAGGGGCCGCAGTCCGACTTTGTTGAGGCTATCGAGACCGGGCAAGGGGCGCACGACGCGCCGCTGCTTATCGCTATCTCGACCCAGGCCCCGTCAGATGCGGACCTGTTCTCCATCTGGCTGGACGATGCAAAGAGGTCGGGAGACCCTACCATCGTCTCCTACGTCTACGCGGCGGACCCTGACGCGGACATCATGGACCCTAAGGCCTGGGCGGCAGCGAACCCCGCCCTCGGGGTTTTCCGCTCCTTGGCGGATGTGGAGACCCAGGCCGAGGCGGCTAGCCGGATGCCGTCTAAGGAGAATGGGTTCAGGAACCTGACCCTGAACCAACGGGTCACCCGGCACACGCCGTTCGTGAGCCCTTCGACCTGGGCTAAGTGCGGCGGGCCGATCGACATGTCGGCCTTCTACGAGGGGCCGGTCTACGGCGGGTTGGACCTGTCGCTGACTACCGACTTGACGGCCCTGGTGCTGATCGCCAAGAAGGACGACGTCTGGCACATCCTGCCTACGTTCTGGACGCCCGAGGCGACCCTGGTGGACCGGTCCAGGAAGGACCGATCGCCCTACGATGCCTGGGTTCGGGACGGGTTCATGAAGGCTACGCCGGGGCCGGCGGTCGAGTACGACTTTGTGGCCAAGGACATAGCCGAGATCACCGAGGGCATGGACGTCCGCAAGATCGGGTTCGATCGGCACCGGATGAAGACCCTCGAGGCCGAGTTGGCCCGGATAGATGTAGCCCTCCCCTTCGAGCCGTTCGGCCAGGGGTTCGTGAGTATGGGGCCGGCTATCGACAAGGCAGAGATCGAGTTTCTGCATCACAGGTTCCGCCACGGAGGCCACCCGGTGATGCAGATGTGCGCGGCGCAAGCCATCATTGTTCAAGATGCGGCAGGCAATCGGAAGATGGATAAGTCCAAGTCAACGGGCCGGATCGACGGGATGGTCAGCCTCGCAATGGCTATCGGAGTGGCCTCTGTTGACGGGGACGCAGATGCAGAGTGGAACAGTTACCTGTCCAGCATGGGGGTTCCGGCTTGAACCTCTGGCAAAAAGCTCTGTGGATTGTCTCGGGCCGACCGAAGCTAAGTAAAGTTGACGACTGGCCCCGGGACATCAGCTATGCTGGTGTAGCCGTTTCAGAGACTTCGGTCCTGGCCTTGTCGGCCGCTTGGGCCTGCGTGAATCTGCTGGCCGGGACTATCGGGTCGCTTCCTCTGATGGTCTTCAAGGTCAACTCCGAGGGGGATAAGGTCCCGGCTCCGGAACATCCGCTCTACAGGATCTTGCATGACAGCCCCAACGCTGATCAGACGGCGATGGATTTCTGGGAAGGCGGCAACGCGGCCATAGAGCTTCGCGGGGCTATGTACGCCTACATCAATCGCCTCGGTCCCAGGATCGTAGCGTTGACCCCTATCCACAACCCCTCGGCTATCCGCACGCCTACAGGCCAGGTCCGCTATAGGTGGACGGAAGACGGGCGAACCCGGGAAGAACCAGAAGAGAACATCTTCCGGGTCCGGGGGTTCCTCGGGGGAATGTCCACCCTGGCCGCTGGCCGACAAGTGTTCGGGCTGGCGAGCGCAACGGACACGGCGGCCCAGACGACCTTCGCCAATGGGATGAGGCCTTCGGGCGTCCTCACCGTGCCTGGCGTCCTGAAAGCCGAGCAGCGCGAGCCGCTAGAAAAGGCAATGGGCGACAAGTTCCTGGGGTCGGTCAACGCCGGTCGGCCTATGCTTCTCGAAGCCGGGGTCACTTGGCAGCAACTGACGATCAGCCCCGAAGACGCCCAGATGCTGGAGTCTCGGTCGTTCAGTGTGGAAGAGGTCGCTCGCATCTTCGGCGTCCCGCCGCACATGATCGGCCACACCCAGAAGTCGACGAGCTACGGAACGGGCCTGGAGCAACAGACTCTCGGCTTCATTCAGTTCACTCTGCGCAAGCGCCTGAAGCGGATAGAACAGGCTATCGAGAAGCAGCTCCTCTCCCCGGCCGACAGGGCCGCGGGGGTTTCGGTGGAGTTCAATCTCGAGGGCCTCCTCCGAGGCGACAGCGCCGGGCGCGCCGCCTTCTACCAGTCCGGCCTTCAGAACGGTTGGACCACTATCAACGAGGTCCGCCGAAGGGAAGGCATGCCCGCCGTTGCAGGCGGCGACGTTCCACGGATGCAGATGCAAAATGTTCCCATCACCGAGGCTGGGCAGTTGCCCGAGTCTTCCGAGCCTTAGGAGGCCCCTATGCTTCAGACGAAGAACAGCGGCATCCCGCTGGACACGAAAGACGTTGACGACGCCGGCACGATCGAGGGCTATGCCTCGATCTTCGGCAACGTGGACAGCTATGGCGAGATCGTCGAACCTGGCGCGTTTGTCAAGTCCCTGGACCGCAGCCAGAAGTCTGGCCGCAAGATCAAGATGCTGTGGCAGCATGACCCGCATCAGCCGATCGGTGTCTGGGACGAACTGGCAGAGGACAAGAAGGGCCTGAAGGTCCGGGGCCGCTTGCTCATCGACCAGTCGCCCAAGGCCCGGGAGGCCCACGGCCTTCTCCAAGCCGGGGCTCTGGACGGTTTGTCCATCGGCTATCGCACGATCAAGTCCGGGCCGAAAGAGGGCAAGTCGGGCGTCATCTCCCTGACTGAACTCGACCTGCTTGAGAACAGCGTGGTAACCTTCGCCGCCAATGAACGGGCGCGCGTTGAGGTTGTCAAATCCATTCTGGGCGCCGGCGAAACGCTGACGACCCGACAGTTTGAGGAGTTCCTGCGAGAGGCAGGCTTCTCGAAGTCCTTGGCTGCGGCAATCGCAGGCAAGGCGACGCCGCATCTTCGGGGGGAACCCGACGAAAAGGTGGACGACGTGATGGCCTTCTTGAACGGCCTTCGCACCTGACTTCCCTCCCCCTAATCTTTTCATAAGGAGCCCGGAAATGTCCGAGCAAAAGACCGCCCTGGAACTCGCTACCGAGTTCAAGACCGCTTTCGAAACCCGCCACGACGCCGTCAAGGCCATTGCCGAAGAAGCCCTCGGCAAGGCCGCTGCCGGCGAAGCCATGACCGCCTCGGTCAAGCAGCTGGCCGACGAAGCCCTCACCGGCATGACCGAAGCCAAGGCCCGCCTCGACGAGGTCGAGCAGAAGCTGGTTCGCCAGGTCGAGACCGCCCTGGTCTCGCACAAGACCATCGGCCAGCAGTTCGTCCAGAACGAGAACGTCAAGTCGTTCCTCGCTTCGGGCGGCAAGGGCCGCATCAGCCTCGACGTCAAGGCGATCATCTCGTCCCTGACGACCGACGCTGACGGTTCGGCTGGTGACCTGATCGTCCCGCAGCGCATCCCGGGCATCGTTCAGCCGGCCCTTCGCCAGATGACCATCCGCGACCTGCTGACCCCGGGCCGCACCGCCAACAGCTCCATTCAATACGTCAAGGAGTCTGGCTTCACCAACTCGGCGGCTACCGTCACGGAAACTGCCGGCACGGCCAAGGCCCAGTCGGAGATCAAGTGGGACGTCGTCAACGGCAGCGTCACCACGATCGCTCACTGGGTTCACGCCACCCGGCAGATCCTCGACGACGTTCCGATGCTGCAGTCCTACATCGACGGCCGCCTGCGCTACGGCCTGGCCTATGTCGAGGACAACCAGCTTCTGAACGGCGGCGGCACCGGCACGGACCTGAACGGCATCTACACCCAGGCGACGGCTTCGACCGCCAACCTGGCCGTGATCACCTCGCCGACCTTCCTGGACGTTCTCCGCGCTGCCATGCTCCAGGCGGCTCTGGCGAACATCCCGCCGTCGGGCATCGTCCTGAACCCGACCGACTGGTTCAAGATCGAGACCACCAAGGACAGCGCCGGCGCCTACATCATCGGCAACCCCGCGGACGGCACCCAGCCGCGCGTCTGGGGCCTGCCTGTGGTTCAGACCGCGGCCATGACCGTCGACAAGTTCCTGGTCGGCGCGTTCCGGGATGGCGCTCAGATCTTCGACCGGATGGACGCCACGGTCGAAATCTCGACCGAGGACGACCAGAACTTCCGCAAGAACCTGGTCACCATCCTGGCCGAGCAACGCCTGGCTCTGGCGGTTTACAACACCCTCGCCTTCGTCAAGGGTGACTTCTCGGATCAGGTCACCGACCTGACCTCGTAAGAGGTGGGATAGGCCTCGGCTTCGGCCGGGGCCTCTTTCCCTGAACGGCCCGTTGGGCCGGTCTGGCAAGGAGGCCTAACTATGAAACTCAAAGCTATAGACACTCTTCACATCTCGTCTGTGAGTCCGGACAACATGGCTCCAGGCACCGAGTTCGAAGTCGCGGACGACATCGGCCAGTCGTTGGTCGACCGCGGCCTGGCGAAGGCGATCAAAGCCGAAGCCCCGGTCGAAAACAAGATGACCCCTGCCCCGGCTAACAAGGCCGCCCCAACCCGAAAGGCAAAATGATGGCCCGCGCTACCCACGCTTCTGCAGCCGGTCGGACCTACGCCGCTCGCCGCACCGCTAGCCGCGGGGCATACGCCGCGGACAACGTCCCCGCTTGTTCGGTGGCCCCGGCTATCACGGGCACGACCACGGAGGGCGAGACCCTGACCTGCTCGACCGGCACCTGGTCGCGGACGCCGGACGCCTACGCCTACCAGTGGAACCGCAGCGGCAATGCGATCATCGGCGCTACGGCGTCAACCCGGGTTCTGGCCCCGGCTGATGTAACTGCGACTCTGACCTGCACGGTCAAGGCTACAAACCTTGGTGTGTCGGCCGTCGCCACTTCGGCAGCCACTGCCATTATCGGCCCGGCCTGATCATGAGCATTGTCGTTATCACCGGCCCGACTCACGGGATCAGCCTGACTACGGTTAAGGCACACCTGCGTGTCGACCATTCCGATGACGACACCCTTCTGGGTTCCTATGTAGATGCGGTTGTCAGCCACCTCGACGGCCCGAAAGGGTGGCTGGACCGGGCCATCTTCTCGCAAACTCTGGAACTTCGCCAAGACGTTTTTGACACTCCGACTCTCCTCCCTTACGGCCCGGTGTCCTCCATCACCTCCGTGAAGTACTTGGACGAAAATGGGGCGGAGCAAACGTTGGCCTCCAACCAGTACTTCTTGTCGAACGCGGGCAAGTTGGAACCGGCCTACAATGTCTCGTGGCCTAATATCCGCGGCGATGTCGAGGGGGTTCGGATCAGGTATGTGGTAGGCTATTCCACCCTGCCCCCGGCTATCCTGGCGGCTATCTTGCTGATGGTCGGTGACCTGTACGCCTTCCGGGAAACTACCGTGACCGGGACGATCGCCAGCCGCATTCCGATGAGCACGGCGGTTGAGAGCCTCTTGGCTCCCTATAGGGCTTGGTCTGTGTGATGGCGCTGTCCGCTGGTAAAATGGACCGGAAGATCGTGCTCCAGCGGTTCACCGAGACCTTCGATAGCTACAACGAGTCAGTGAAGACTTGGGCCACCCTGGCCACTCGTTGGGCCTCTTATGAACCCATATCCGACGGGGAAAGGTTCCGGGCTAGCGAGACGGCCGCTACCCTCTCGGCGCGGTTTGTTATTCGATACTCATCGGCGGTGGCGACCTTGAACCCTAAGGACCGGCTGACGTTCGACGGCACGACCTACGAGATTTTGCATGTGAAAGAACTCGGCCGCCGGGAAGGCCTCGAGATTACTGCAGGAGCCCGGGATGATCAGTAGCGGACATCGCGTCGGGGGTCTCAAGGAACTAGACGAAGCTCTAGGGAAACTTCCTAAGGCCACCGGCAAGAACGTTCTCCGGAGGATCGCTATCAGATCCCTGGCCCCCGTTCTTTCGTCGGCCAAGAACTTCGTTCCCGTGGACGAAGGGCATCTCAGAGACTCGCTCAAGATCACCACCCGGTTGTCTAAGCGGCAGCGCAGTATCAATGCTCGCCAAGTCGCGGAAGGCAAGGCTTCGGTTCAGCTTTACGCGGGCGCGGCCGCTCTTCCCCATGCTCACTTGGTCGAGTTCGGGACGGACAAAATGGCACCCCAACCTTTCCTCCGCCCTGCCTGGGACGCGAATAAGGAGGAGGTTCTCCAGCTCATCAAGGACGAGCTAGGGGATGAGGTCACGAAGGCTGCTGCTCGTCTGGCACGTAAAACCGCTCGTCTAGCGGCAAAGGGGGCTTAGATGGAAGCCGCACTGATCGCCAAACTGCTGGCCACTGCCGGAGTGACTAACCTGGTCTCGACCCGGATCAACTGGGTTCGCAGATCACAAGGTTCTGCTTTGCCTTGCATTGTCCTCCACCGTATCGACGGGGCTCCCGACGTTCACCACGGAGGCCGATCCGGCCTAGTCCAAAGCCGGGTGCAGGTTGATTGCTGGGCCGCATCCTATGGGTCAGCTAAGGCCATCGCCCGCGCCGTTGAAACTGCCGTTACGGCACAAACCTTCACCCAAGGCGCAATCCGCTTTGATGTGATCCTGGTCGCCGGGGAGCGCGACAACACCTTCGACGAGACTACACCTATCTTCCGCACGTCACTGGACCTGATGGTTCATCACGCCAACGCCTCTTAAGGAGAAATACACATGGCCGCTTCTGCTGCTGTCAACGGGTTCGGCGCTGTCTTCGCCTACCTCTCGACCGATCCCTCGACCTACACCGCCCTAGCGGAGGTTCTGTCGGTCTCCCCGCCCTCGATCAATGTCGAGACCGTCGAGACGACCCACATGGGCTCCGACGATGGCTTCCGCGAATACATCGCCAGCCTGAAGGACGGCGGCGAGGTCACCGTCAACCTCAACTATGTCGAGGCCAGCGCGACCCTGCTCCAGACGCTGGTTCTGGCCGGTGTCGAGACGTGGCGCGTGACCTTCCCCGGTTCCTCGACCTTTACCTTCATGGGCATCCCGACCGCCTTCGCGTTCGATGACGTTGTGATCGACGACAAGGTGGCCATGAGCCTGACCATCAAGGTCACCGGCAAGCCGACTTACGCGGCGGTCTAACGCATGGCGAACCGTATCAAGGGCGAGGTTGCATTCTCGATTGAGGATGGTAACCTCGCCGGCGAGTATACCTTGCTGCTGGACTTCAATGCCCTGTGCGACCTCGAGGAAGACTTCCCCGGGATCATGGAGGGTAAGTTCGAACTCAAGAGCCCGACGGCGATCCGCAAAGTGTTCGCCGTCGGTCTGGCTGAACACCACGACCTGTCGGAGCGGGACGCCGGGAAACTTATCCACGCGGTTGGGTTGAACCGGGTCGGCGAACTGGTAGGCGAGGCGTTCGCTGCTTCGTTCCCGGAGGCAGACAAGGGCAAGCCGCGCCCTCAGAAAGCGCCGGCGAAAGCTGGTGCTGGGAGCGGGCGCTAGGTCTCTGGTGTGAGGCCGGTTTTGACCCCGACACTTTTTGGGGTCAGACTCCTCGGATCTTTCACATCACTTTGTCTGCTAGGTCCCGGATGCTCGAACGTGAGCAGCAGGACCGGGCGTGGTTAGCGTGGCACATAGCTGCCCTGCCTCGCATGAAGAACTTTCCCACGCTGGAAAAGCTAATGGGCGGTAAGACTAAAGCTCGGCGACAGACGGTTTCCGAGATGGAGGCGATTATGGCAGCCTGGGCTGGGAGAAAGTAAATGAGCGCTGCTACCGTTGGCGCCCTCCGAGTTTCCCTCGGACTAGACAGCGCCCAGTTCACCGAAGGTCTCACAGCTGCTAGGAAGCACCTGAAAGGTGTGGGCAAGCAGATGGAACAGACCGGGGCTACGATCGCCACGGTCGGAGCCGGGATGACTGCTGCGATCACGGCCCCGCTTATTGCTATGGGGTTCGCAGCTTCTAGGGCAGCGTCCCAGGCGGCTGAAGCTATGGGTCAGGTGGAAGCTGCTTTGACCTCGATGGGCGGCGCGTCGGGCAAGACCAAAGAGGAACTGGCTAAGCTGGCCGATGGCCTCATGAGGTCGAGCCTTTACGATGACGACGACATCCTGCGGAAGGTTACGGCAAACCTTCTGACGTTCGGCAATGTAGCCGGGGACGAGTTCAACCGGGCGCAACAGGCGGCGGTCGACCTGGCCACTCGCATGAACATGGACTTGCAGCCTGCCACCCTCCTGATCGGGAAGGCGCTGAACGACCCTATCAAGGGTCTGACTGCTATGGGCCGGGCGGGCATCCAGTTCTCGGATAGCCAGAAAGAAACTATCAAGTCTATGGTCGCAGCGGGTAACGCGGCCGGAGCCCAGCGGATAATCCTGGCTGAACTGGAACGTCAGTTCGGCGGAGCAGGTGCTGCAGCTCAAGCGACCGACCCCTACGACCGCATGCGAGACAGCCTGAACACGCTGTCTGAAAGCATGGGCGGGATCATCAACGAGTTCCTCGTCCCGATGCTGGACAAGCTGGCGGTTATGTTTGACCGCTTCGACACTTTGTCGCCGCAAATGCAGAAGTTCATCGTGATCGGGGCGGCTATCGCCGCGGCCCTGGGTCCGGTGGTCATGGTGATCGGCGGAGTGGTTTCTGCCGTCGGCGTTTTGATCGCCTCGCCCCTCCTCCCGTTCATCGCAGCAGCGGCCGCCGCCGCAGTTGTCCTGGCAGTGGTGTTCGCTAAATGGGGCAAGGACATCATCCCCGTTTTGCAGCACTTCGGGAAAGAGGTTGCTGCTGTTCTAGGCCCGAAAATCAAGCCGCTGTTCGATGCGGTCGTGGGTCTGGTGGGACAACTCGGCAAAGCCTTCGCGTCTGTCTTTTCTTCGGAAGGTGGATCGGCGAGTCAGAACTTCAAGACCTTCGGCACTCTGGTAGCCCGGATCTTCGGAGTCATCGTCGAAACTATGACTGGTGCTATCAACGTCATCACCAACCTAATGAGGGCGCTGGGGGCTGCACTCCGGGGTGACTGGTCGTTGATGTGGAACGCTCTTGGCTCTGCCGTCCGGTCGATGGTGGTCGCAGTGCTCAACTCCGTTGAGACTTTGTTCCCTGGCATCACCGAGTCTGTCCGCAAGACCTACGAAGGCGTAAAGCTCTGGCTGCAGCAGAAACTGTTTGAGGTGCTCCGCGGCGTAGTCGACAAGGTGAAGTGGGTTTCAGACGCCTTCTTCAAACTCTACGACGCCGTGGTTGGTAACTCGTTCGTGCCTGATATGGTCGAGGGGATCGCCCACTGGATGGGCAAGCTCGACGCCGGGATGGTTGTCCCGGCCCGGAACGCGACCGATGCCACGCGTGAGGCTTTTGAGACCCTCCGAAACGACGTGGCTTCGATCATGGAAGGTCTAATGACCGACCAAGAGCGCGCTGCCAGGGAACTGACCAGGCAGACTGCAATCATCCGGCGCGCAGTGGCCACCCCCGGAATGGGGATCTCTGCTGCCCAGGGGGCACAGCTTGAAGGGGGGGCAGCCGCAGCCGGCATGACCCTCGGCGATCCGATCGGCCCCTTGGGTCCGATGGCGTCCCTGGCTCACGCGGATGGTCTGGCCGGCGGCTTGAGGGCTTCTAGGGAAGCTTTCGACAAGGCCGCAAACGACTTCGCAGACTCTTTCGCTAGCGGGATGGAACGGGTCCTCAGTGGCGACATCAAGGGCTTCTTCAATGATCTCCTGCGCGACTTGATGGGGGAACTCCTCCGCGGGGTCGGTAGGTCTATCTTCGGCTCGATGGGCGGCAGCGCTCAAGGTGGTGGGGGAAGCTTCTGGGGCACCGTCCTCGGGGGTCTGAAAATCCCCGGCTTCAAGACGGGCGGCTCGTTCAAGGTTGGCGGCTCCGGTGGTGCCGATAGCCAACTGATGCAGTTCCGGGCTACACCAGGCGAGATGGTCAACATCCGCAAGCCAGGTCAGGACACGGGCGGCATGGTTCTCCGGGTTAACCCCTCTCCATACTTCGATGTTCAGGTCGAGCGTGTCGCCGCACCGATGGCGGTCCAGGCTGCCGCCACGGCCTACGGTGCCACGCGGTCGGATATGGCCACGGCCCAGCGTCGTTCCCGCCAGAGGTTCGTCTGATGGCCATCACCCTGCCAGCCACTCCGGGGCCTCGCAACATCACCGCCCGGCTGGTTAGCCGCCGCCGTGATCTGGAGCCGACATTCAACGGGCCGACGAGCCGCGTTCGCCGGATCGGTTCGCGGTGGTCAATCGACTTTGATTTGCCGCCGATGACGTATTCGGATGCGATGGTCTGGGTCGCGGCCCTGACCTCGGCTGAAGCCGACACGGTGATCCTGGCGGTTCCGCAGCCCGGTTTCTCGACCGGCGTTCCTGGCTCGCCGCTGGTCAACGGGGCCAGCCAGCTGGGATCGACTATTGACCTTGACGGGTTCTCGCCGTCCTATGTTGCTACGGTCGGCCAGTGGTTCAACATCACGGTGTCAAGCCGCCTGTATCTCTACCAGGTCGCTACCGAAAAAATGGCAAGCGCCGACGTGATGGCTGATCTCGCGATCAATCCTATGATCCGCGCCTCGCCCGCGAACAACTCGGCCGCCGACTTCACGACCCCGAAGATCGAAGGCTTTTTGTCGGGCGACCAAACCGCATGGACTGTGGACACGGCCCGCCATGTTGGGCTATCCTTCACCATCACTGAGGCCCAATAGCCAATGGCCCTGGAAGCCACATTAGACACGGCACTTCGAGGGGCTGCTCCCCTTGTTGTTCACCTTGTCAAGATTGTGCTGCCGGGCGGGACCATCCGGGTTCTGGACGGGGCCGGCACCCTGACCTTCAACGCCGAGACCTATACCGGCGAGGACGCGACCTTCGGGGTGCTGGACAGCCTTGAGGCCATCGGGGAACAAGTCGGCACGGAAGCCCCGGCGATGCGCCTGACGTTCCTCCCGGCATCTCTGTCGGCCCTGTCGCAACTGACGACCCCGTCTAATCAAGGCTCGCCGGTTTCAATCTGGTTTGGGGCCGTAGACCCGGCAACGGGCCTGTTGCTTGGAACTCCCGAGGCGCTGTTCGTCGGGGAACTGGACACCGCCGACGTTGAGGTCAGCACGAACCGCACGGTCATCAGCTTCAACGTGGCCTCGGCCTGGGAGCGGCTGTTCGCGATCAATGAAGGCCACCGGCTGAACAACGCTTTCATCCAGTCGCTCTACAGCGGCGCGCTGGGGGCCTCGTTTGTTATCGCGGTCCAGCGTGATCTTCCTTGGGGCTATGACGCGCCGCGGCCCGGCGTGGTCGCTGATCTGAACGGCGGGTCGGTCGTCCGTGGCGGTTCGCCCGTGGTCGGCGGCGGGTTCGGTGGTGGTGGCGGCGGCGGTGGCGTGATCGACGGCGGGTTCGGGGTGTCATTCTGATGAGCGCACTGATCCTTCGACAGCAGGCCGCACAGGCCACAATCAATCGTTTCCAAGGCAAGCCCCTACAGCTCGGCAAGAACGACTGCGCGAGAATGACGGTCTTTTGTCTGAAGAAGCTCGGCGTAAAGTTCTCGCTGCTGAAGATCGGCCCGTATAAGACCGAGATTGGCGCGGCCAAGGTTCTGAGGGACTTGGGCTTCGGCAGCATCACCGAGGCGGTGGACGCCTTGGGCTTGCCCCGCATTGCCCCGGCCATGTGCCTGCCGGGCGACATCATGACCCTGAAGGCTGCCGGATCTGATGACGTGGCGCTGGCCGTCGCGGTCGGCAATGGCCGGGTGCTGGGCTTCTGGGAAACGGCGGGCGTGTGTGCCGTGTTCCAGCCGGTCGAATACGGCACCGCGTGGAGGTCCATCTAATGGCGATGGTTCTGGCAGCAGTAGGAACGGCGGTCACTTGGGTCGGGACGACCGCCGCTGCTATCTCTGCCTCGGCCTCGTTCTATCTTGCATCCGTCACCGGGATGAGTTGGGTCGCTGCCGGCACGGTGGTGAGCGCGGTTAGCCAACTGGCCCTGTCAGCTGCGACGACGGCCCTGATGACGCCAAACGTGGGCCGGGGTGGTTCTCCGATAGCGTTCAAGGCTGATCCGTCTGCCCCGATCTCTGGCGTGATGGGCCGGTTCGGCGTCGGTGGCCGCCAGCTTCATGCAAACGTCTGGGGGAAGGACAACCTCTTTCTGTCGTTCGCGGTCGCTCTCTCGCTTGGCCCGATCCAGTCGGTTGAGGGCTTCACGGCCAGCGGCGAGGCGGTCACCTTTCCCGGCGCTCAAGGTCTGGCTGCGGCGACCGAGCCCTATATCAACAAGATGTGGCAGACCTATCGGCTGGGCTTGCCGACCGACGCCTATCTAGGCCCCCCGACCGGCCTGTCGGATGGCACCCCGACCATGAGCGAGTGGACCTCGGCGCATACCCTGCCGGGCTTTGCACAAACCTTCTGGACGATGAAGAACAACTCCAAGCGGGAGGGCTACCAAAGCGGCGTCCCGGCCCCGCTCTGGACCCTGCTCGGGATGAAGGTCTATGACCCCCGGCTCGACTCGACCTATCCCGGCGGATCGGGTTCGCAACGCCGGACGGACTGGACGACCTGGACCTATAGCGCGAACCCCTATCTTCACGCCCTCGCATGGGTCCGGGGTCACCACAAGCTAGTCGCTGGCGGGACCATTGACCTGACGAAGCGCCTCGCGGGCGTCGGGGCACCAGACGCGGCCATCGACTTCGCCGCCTTCGTTGAGGGTGCGAACGTCGCGGACGCGAACTCCTGGACGATCTCCGGCGAGTGGACCACGGCGGATGACAAATGGCAGACGCTGGCCGCCATGCTTCAGGCCGGTGGCGGTGTGCCGATCAGCCAAGGCGCCCAGATCAGTTGCATGGTCGAGGCTCCCCGCACGTCGCTGATGACGGTGACCGGTGCGGACATCGTCGGGTCGGTCTCGCTCAACGTGATGGCCTCGCGTCGGGACCGGCCTAACACGGTGATCCCGCGCGTTCGCCTTGAGGCGCACAAGTTCGAGGAGGTCGCGCTCGGCGCGGTGACCTCGGCAACCTATGTCACAGAGGACGCGGAAGAGAAGCGGGTCATCGAGACCTCCTATCGGTTCGTCGGCGTTGCCAAGCAGGGCGCGGAACTGGCGGGCTATGGGCTGGCCAACACCCGCGAGACCCTGAAAGCCTCGATCCCGTGCAAGCCCTACCTTCTCGGCCTTCGCGCCGGGGACGCGTTCACGGTCACTGAACCGGAACTCGGCCTGAGCGGCCAAAAGTTCGTCGTCATGCGCCGGTCGTTTGACCCGTCGTCTTCTATCGTGACGCTCGATGTTCGTTCCGAGACCGATGCAAAACACGCTTACGCGCTCGGCCAGTCAGCGGATGCCCCGGCGAGCCCCTCGCTTACGGCACCCGATCCCGTGCCGACCACGCCCGACACCGCTGACTGGACTGTCGTTGCCCGCCCGGTCGAGGCGAGCGGGGTGCAACAACCCGGCCTGATCGTCACCGGCCCTGCGGTTAACGAGAACATCGGCACGGTTCTGGTCGAATACAGCACGTCCGGCTCCGGCCCCTGGGTGCAAGCCTATTCCGGGCCGCCGACCATCGCCAGCGTCGAGATCAATGGGCTGATCGGTGGCACCGACTATTATGTCGGGATCACTTACTGGTCGGTGCGGGGTGTCCCCTCGGCGCAACTGGTCAAGGGGCCTTACACCGCGCCGGGGCTAACCTCGGGCGACGTGGTGCCGATCACGCCGGGCACGGTCGCCGGGACGCCCTCGCTCTCGATCTCGACCACCATCGTCGCGGACGGAAGCCAGGTCAGCCGCCTGTCGGGTTCATGGACCCCGCCAGCCAACGCCCTGACCTATGTGGTCGAGATCGACAACGGGACGGTGACGACGCAGTTCGCGGCCCCGGAAGCATCCATCGCCGACCGGATTGTGACGACCGGCGCGACGTATCGCTATCGGGTCAAGGCCCTGAGCCGCACGGGAACGCTTTCGACGGCATGGTCGTCATATTCGGCCAGCGTTGCAGCGGGTGGGGATACGACCGCGCCGGGCGTCATCACCTCGCCGTCGATCACGGGCCAGCTCGGGTCGATCTTCGCGGCATGGACGAACCCGACCGACGACGACTTCGACCATGTGAAAATCTACCGGCACACCTCAAACGTCGTCGGATCGGCAACCCTGGTCGGAACGGTTCTGGCCGACAACGCGACGCTGTATGTCCCGCTTCCGCTGACGACCTATTACTTCTGGGCGGCGACCGTTGACCGCACGGGCAACGAAGGCACGAAGACGGCCATCGGAAGCGCGCAAGCCCTGCGGGTCGGTGCCTTGGCCGATGATGACTCAGTCGCGTGGGGCGACGTTACCACCCGCCCGACCGAACTGACGGACGGGCGCATAAGCACGGCCCTAAACGCCTCGGGCGTCCTCCAGACCGCGATCCCGTCCGCGCTGGCCGACACCTCGAACATCCTGCGGCGCACCGGCGGCGGGGTCTTTACCGGCTCACTGGCGGCGACCCAGAACACGGGGGCGCTTGCTGACCTGAACACGGTCGGGGCGGCGCAGATCGACGCGGGCGCGGTCACAAACGATAAACTCGGCACCGATGCGGTCACCACCGTAAAGATAACAGCCAACTCAGTCACCAAACCCGCGCGCTACGAAAGCGCAAGCGAGACCGATTGGGTCGCGTCGGGGATCGCAACCGGCCCGATCACATCTCGCACCACGCTTTTTGACACCTCAATAACGGCGAGCGGCGCTGAGATCATAGTCGATGGCAGTTTCTTCCTGCGCCTCCAACACAGCCAAGATGACGTGGTGTTGTGTATTGTGGTCGAGCGCAGCAGCACTGGCGGCGGCGGCACAGTGGACGTTTTTCTGGCCACAATGCAAAGCCTCGCAATCAGCGGCGACGGATTCTTCAATCAGTGGATGAACATCTCGTTCAGTGACACGCCACCCGCTGGCACCGTCAGTTATTACGTTAGGGTGTATCACACCTACTCCATCGGTTCGCCCGGTGGCTTCGTGACTTGGAAACACCGCAACCGGACCATGAGCTTCCTAGAGGCTAAACGATGAGCCGGTTTCTTGTGATCGACGCAGACGGCGAGACGATTGTTGCGGTCCTGTCGATGCCTCAGTCTGATGCGCTGATGAATGTCGGGGCAGGTCAAACGCTTGTCGCGGTCGCTCCCGCAGCGGACACCGGGGCCGTGATTGATAACGGTTCCATCAAGTATTCCGCCGCTGATGGACTGGTTCTCATTGCCGATGAAACCCCGGCGAGCAGCTTCTCCAGCTACGATTTGGCCGAACTTTAGCCGTCAAGGATGACCCCATGATTTACCCCGGCAATGCCCCATTGAGGGCGTTCAGGAACACGCCGCTAGTCCAAGAGATCACGGTCGCGAACTACAACTTCTCGGCTGCCACCTTCGCCGCCCAGGTCCGCGCCTATAAGGACGCGCCGGGTTCGGCCCTGATCACGCTGGGCAATGCCTCGGCGGGCAGTCAGGGCATCTCCTGCACCTACGCCGGGACGACCTCGACCATCCTTCTCCAGATCGACGAGGCGACCATCGACGCGCTGCTGCCCTACCCCGCCAACGGGGTGAAGCAAGGGGCCGACGTGGTTCTGTATTGGGACTTC